AGCCTATCGAGCAACAGTCCACGATTCGAGAACGTCTGTTGCTGTTTCCGCGCCATGGCTGGAAGACGACGATTGACGCGCTGGACGCCGTTAATTGGATCATTAACTTCCCTCTTGTACGGGTTGCGATTCAGACTGGCGATTCTGATCTTGCAAAAGCCATTGTAGGGACGATTAAAAGTTATTTCACTGTGTCGGGCTGGGATGGAGAGCGTGATGCTCGTGGAGAGCCTATTTGGAATGATAAGGCTCATCCAACGATGTTTCAACGGCTGTTCACAGAGCACTGCGTCTGTGAGAACGATAAGGGCGCAGAAGATTACTTCATCACTCCGGCGCGAAAGAATCCGAAGTGGAACAAGACTGGTCGGCATATCCCAGACCCTACGGTGTATGCGATCTCGATTGAATCGGCTACTTCTGGATGGAGATGCGATGTCTTAAAGAATGATGACATCCTCACTGACCAGAACATTCGTAGCTCGCAGCGTGTGGTGGTTATTCACCGCCGGTTCAACATGAGTCACAAATTGCTGCCGAAGTGGGGCTACCGCGACACAATCGGAACGCGGTACGAGAACGATGACACCTACGGCAAGTTGATGTTCGTTTGGGGCATCGGTCAGGAAGTTGTCTACGGAAACTTCAAGGACGAAGTGAAGGGCTTCCATTACCTGTGCCGACCGGCATGGTGGTTGAAAGGGACCGGGCCAGACGGTGTTGGAGAATTGCAGTGCAAGTACTTTGCTCCGACTTTGGATAGTCGGGAGGAAGATTGCGAGTATCTTGACACAGAGATTTGGGACTTCAAGTTTTTGCACGACGATATGTTGATGGACCCGAAGGTCCACTCTGGTCAGTACTTAAACAACCCAACCTTGGCCGGGGAAGTGGATTTTACCCGCGAAGGGCTTCTGAAATGCTTCATTGATTGGACTCAGATGCCAGTGTATGCCAAGACGTTTGCGATTGCAGACCTAGCCTACTCCGACAAACGCGGGCGCGACTTTACAGTCATTGCCATCGGAGCATGGCATAACGAAGCTTTGTGGATCAAAGATATCATTCGTGGTAGGTTTCGACCAGAGGAAATGCCAGAGAGCATCGTGAGTGCCATCCGCGATTACCCGGAAGTTCAACTCATGGGGATAGAGGAGTCAGTTGGGGCACGATGGTTGAAGACCGACATCTACGCCTCAGCCGAGCGGCAAGGAATCAAACTACCGCAGATCGTTTGGATTCCACTCGGGCAAGGCGAGAAGAACGCAAAAGAAAACAGGATTAAAGGACTTGTTCCGTTGTACAAAAATCACCGTCTGTTCTTTGCAAGCAACATGCAGACGGAGGTGGAAGAGGTCATTCGAGAGTTCATTTCGTCTCGCGGAAAGCGAGACATCCCCGACGCTATTTCGCGCTTCGTAGAATATGCCCATCAAGGAAGTCGGACGGAGGATAAGAAAGAGGCGATTGATCGTCGGCGTCAAGCTAGGGAACAGGCACAGTTTGATATGATTTTTGGTCAAGGTGCATATGCTTACGTTGAGCCGCCTGCGCCGGTTGTTGAGCCCGAGCCGGAAGACGAGATTGAGTACGATGAAGTGACCGGTCTTCCGATTGGAGATTTCTATGGCAGTCAGAGATACTGAGGGGAGGCTGTATGGTTGCTCTTTTTGTAGCATTTATGTTCTTATTCTTCGTATTGCTTGATGCCATAACATTGAAGGTCAAAGCTTATAAAAAACTGAAAGCAGGGGATGAAATATGTGATGTGAGATTCGTTCCTGAATTGGGCTTTGTCATGGCAGACGGTGGTAAGCCGTGTGAGAAGAAGAAATAATAAAGAATGTTTTTGTGTTTTGCCCCGATTACCTTTAGTGGCAGGGGCTTATCCCGAAGCCGATTGGGTTAATAGCGGCGAATGTGGGGCTAGATTGCCCTAACAATTTAGCCTCATATATTCTCTTTAGGGAGGGAATATGAAACTTTGTACGAAGTGTGGAAAGCCGGGGAAATTTTGTCATCGTAAAGGAACGCGAGACGGCCTAGAGTATCAGTGCTTGGTTTGTGCGAATGAACGAAAGAAGAAGTTTCGTAAATTGCATAGACAAGAAACGAACCAATATCTTTATGATTATAAATTAAGAATTAAGATAGAGGTTTTGACGAAGTACGGAAAAGAGCAACAGCTTTGTTGCTGTTGGCCTGAGTGTGGTATAACTGACGTTGATTTACTCACTCTTGACCATATAGACGACGATGGTGCCGAACAACGGCGTCTTGGGGAGCGAACGGGTAAGGCTCTTTATCTTGAATTAAGAGTAGGCGGTTATCCAGAAGGTTACCAGACACTTTGTTGGAATCATCAATGGAAGAAAAGACTTGAACATTTGCGAAGAATGGCCGGGAGATTGTAATGGCTATAATTAAAGATCAAGCTCCGAATGCACCAGCCCAAGTCTCAGTAAAGAAAGTTAGCAGTAGCGGAGAATGTGATAACGAGACAGCTCTTGCAATAGTGCTTAAAGATATTCGGAATGATGAAGCCTACGTTTCGGAGAAGATGTGGAGTTTGCGTTGGAGGGAGATTGACGCTTTATACCAAAGTCCCAGACCAATTTCGATGTGGGAGGGCACCTCGACTCAAGAGGCCAATGTACAGTCGTTCTTGGTTGCCAAACATACTAATAGCATAGTTCCAGCCGTAATGAATGGTATATTCTTTCAATCGCCATTCTTTCTTTTGAAAACAACTGCTGGTACTACGGAAGAAGTGATTCGTCAGAAAACCACGATCTTCTCCGCGATGTTTCGCGAGATGGAGTTTGAGGAAGCGTGTTGGGACGGTTGGTTCTACACAGTGCTGTTTGGCACTGCTGTTTATAAGTGGGGAACTAAGGTTTACCAAAAAGAACGTCCACAATATCGACGCCGGGGCGATACAGCTAAAGTTCCTATCGGTGGACGGTTGGGATTCGATCAAAACATTGAGACTGTGGATTATTCTGAGATTGGCGTGAAAGACAATGTTCAAGATTACTGGTGCCCGTATCTTGAGCATATTCCTAATGAAGAGGTGTTGGTTGATTGCACTCTGACAAAACCGGACATCCGAAAAGCGAAGCATGTGTCTCATATTCGATACATGACTGGCTACGAGTTGATCGAACTGTGCAAGGAACACCAAGTTGAAAACGCCAAGGGCGAAGTTACTGGCATGGAAGAAGGATGGTTCATTCCAAGCGAAGCAGAAATTCGCTCATGGTTTGAAGAACCAAAAGAACCTGTAGAAGCCCCGACCGCTCCACTTGCGAATATGGGAGCGGGAGCAATACTAACTCATGCACGCGAGGAACAGGTAGTTCAAAAAGGCGACCCACTTGAAAACGTGTTGCGGGTTATCGAGCATACGACTTCAAAGCGCATCACCATGGTCGTGCAAGATAAGATGGTTGTGCGTAATAGCAAGAACCCATGGGGTCGCATCAATTATCTTTCATCGCACTGGTGGAAAATTCCACGCTCGTTTTGGTCAATGGGCATCGGCCACTTAGCCGGGCAAGAACAGCGTGTTGACCAAGGCACGCGAAATGCCGCTTTGAATCTGCTTTCGATGGCGGTCAATCCGCCGATGCTTCGCGCATCGACGCAGAACCAGCCGGGTCAGAATATCAGGTTGCGGCGCGGTGCGGTCATTACAGTTGAAGGGGACGACGTTCGCAAGGGGTTCGGCATTATGGAGATGCCGAAGATTCCGGCGGAGTTGTGGCCGGTACTTCAGAATGCTAACCAATCGGCAGAAGAGGCAACAGGAGCGGATCAGAGGCTTTCTCAAGGAAACACTGGTGGTGCTGGTACTAGCATGGGCCGTACTGCTAGTGGTGCTATTCAGCTTGCTTCTGCTCAGTCAAACCGACTGCAAGGTCCGATCAGCAGATTCGTTAAGACTGTGCTTGAACCATACATCTATCTTCTTGACGAACTGATTAACGAAGAGATGCCCGAGAGGCAGATGAAAGAAATCTTGGGCGATGAGATGGGAGCGGACTACAAGAAAACGTGGGACCTCGCAAAGTATCTCAACGGTCGTACAAAGTTTGAAATTCTTGCTGCGCAACACATTGCTGCTAAGAAGGGGATGGCACAGATGCTTCCTTTGCTTAGTCAGATATTTGAAAATCAGCAATTGCTTGCTCAGCTTAATAAGACTGGCTGGACGATTGACGCGCTTGAGTTGGTTTCGATGTTCATGGAAATCAGCGAATGGTCTAACCGCAAAGACTTGGTGCGTAAGATGACACCACAAGAAATTCAATTCCAGATGGGTATGGCTCAGGCTGAGAAGGGCCAGATGGCGAAGGTCCATGGTCAGATGGCTATTGACCAGAATCGTGGTAAGATTCAGTCTGACATCAATAGCGAGAAGAACGACGCTAGGGCAACAGAGATCGTACTACGGCGTGCAATGGAAAGTGCGTTGCAGCCTGAAATGCTCACCGGAGCGGCAGGCGGAGGATTTGGCACTGAAGAAGCCACCGGGATGTAAAAGGTTGTGTCATGGGAAAAAGGTGGGAGAAATTTAAAGAAATAGTAGACGGCGCTGTGAAGGGCATGACGATGGCGGCTGGCATTCCTGCGGAAGACGAGCCAGAGCAACTTGAGCCTATGCGGTCGTGGAAGATGGAGATGTTGAATGACCGCCAGCGTCAAGATTTAGAGGAAGTTGTCAATCTTCCGGGATACGAAGTTCTTCGTGATCTTTACGAATGTGCTTTGGAAGGTTTCATTACAAACCTCGTCGAGACCTCTCCCGAAGATTGGGAGAAGGTGCGTGAGCGTCATCGGCTTGTTCATGCTGCATACTTATTTAACAAGAGCGTGGAAAAGCAAGTCGCTGTTTACATGAAGATGGCCGAGGCTGAGAACGAAGAATTGCGGGTTATGAAAACTGCATTGGCGCAGCCTGTTGGAGACCCTTTACAGAATATCAAAGTTCTTAACAAAGTACTTAACCCAATTCATCAAGAAGAAGCCCCTCCTCCGTCAGAAAAAACACGGCTGAGGGCGACGAAGAGCATCTTACCGACTCCCATGGATGAAATGCTTAGTGGAGAATAACATGAATTACGGAAAGCCAGTTGACGAATTAGTGAAAGAAAACGCGACGAAGGAAGCGCCGTTAGAGTTTGACGGAGACTGCGCACCTGTGCGGCATGTGGCTGCGAACGTTAGTGGGGTGCAAGCAACCCCGCCAATTGACCGAAAAAAGAATTACGAATTGAACTACCGATGCTCTAAACCGGGCGGAGGTTGTGAGGCGTAAGAGA